CCGTATCTTGAATCTTACAACACTGTCGATGTCCGTTTCCAACACAACTGGTTCTTCAACCAGTGCCACCTTGAAACTGGGGTTCAATTGGAATTCCATACCGCTGGTAAAGTCCTGTTGGGCCACTGGCCAGATGTAACCATTCTGTCCTACAAGTGCGTCAACGAAGTTTTCACACGGCACTGTGAATGTTTGTCCAACGAACATGTACACTTTGTTGTGATTAGTGAATCGCAAGAAATCACCCGGAAAGATCTGTATCGTTCCGCCATCACTGTCAAAATCTGGTGAATTGCCCAGTGCCTCGATGTTAAAGATCACCCCGGCCTCCCCTTTATCTAATGCTGATCCTGGTCCAGCAATGTACAAGATACGATCTCGGTCAGTGTCATCATTACGAGATGCCGTCTGTGGTGGTGTTATCTCGAAAGTTTCAGCACTGCCATTCTGTTTGGTCAGGAATGCCATTATCGGTGCCATCTCTGACCTAGTCAATGGCTTGCTTGTCAATTCAAACTCCCAGGCATGCGTGAATCCCCTAGCAGGAGGAGGTGGGCTTGTGGTCTGCCTGGCGAAACTGCCGTAAAGATTGTTGTTGCCATCGACAGTGGTCAGCATGTTAGCATCCGAGATAATTTCCATGCTTTCAAAAATCGTGTTATCTGGGAAAGTGCCTGCCACTATATGACCTCCCTATATGTGACTTCAAATTCGTATAACTCTTCTGTGCCCACTTGCCAAGTCAACACATCACCATCAGGAATGGCACTGAAATTGACTGCCGTGTAGGTGATTGTGTTTCCACCAACTGGTTTGATCAGTCGTGGGGTGAAACTTATAATGTCTTTTGTACTACCATCCAGATTTACATCTTCGGTCAGCATGTAAATCTTGGTGTGTCCTGAAAACTTGATAAGATCTCCTGCCTTGATAGTGCCAGTGCCGCCGGTAACAGCCACCGTGTCTGAACCGACATTGGGATTGTAACTGGGTGTGGTGCTTGAATCTGAACTCACTGTTACAGTGCCTGATGCTGTGGTGGCAGATGTGTTCATGAAAGGTATTTGTATGTCATTAATAATTCTATTGAAACTGGTTCCGCTGAACCCATAGAAAAGTCCTTTGGTAGTTCCTGTGCCTCTTAAAAATTTGTCAGCGAAAGTGGCCCTTGTCATTGGCACCGTCTTGATACGTATACTCCAATAATTGTTGCCAAAGTCCGCCACAAAAGTCCTACCAGTAATGCTGGTATTTTTTTCATTGTAGGTGTTGTTTGTCAATTCAAGTGACTGGATGTCATTCAAAAACATTAAGCAAACCTCCTACCCTGCTGTCTAAATGCCTGTTGGATCGTACCAACTATGAGTCCTTTCCTTGATAGTAATAGTTCATCAAAACTCGCGGCGTCAACTGCATTGATGTTGAAATTTACGTTGACCTCCCCACCGACCGCGGCACCCATCTGCGTGTTTGGAACAACTGATCCTGTCTGTTGTGGAACGAATAATTCAGGTCCTTGTTCACCAACCATGTATGGACGTCCTGCCGCCACTGGACCTCCGGCCGCCCTTCCAAAGAAAGCACTTATGATACTTCCGAGACCGCCGGTTGCTTTGTCAATCGCAAATACCAAGGCTTTACGCACTGCAATTCTAATCAAATCTTGAATAACAGAATTCGCGAAATCTTTAAAATTTAATTTTCCAGTCATCACAAACTTAACAAGTGCATCTTCCATGCCTTTGAATGTTCTTGCACCTGCCTTGTTAAGTTCGTCCAACACATTGACACTGTCTTTTGCGGATAAGAAACCGTCTCTGTAACTCCTTATAGCCTTTCCCACAGCACCAAGTTGTTCTTCTTGTTGTTTCGTGGCTTCGATGTTGGCGTCTAGTTCTTTTTCAACGCCTTTCAACTCTTTTCTCTTGTCACGCAACATCTTGATCATTTTGAGACCGGCTTTCGTGAATTTGCCTTCTTCCAATGTGCCATCCGCCATCTTCATCAGCATGGCATCAAGGTCATCTTCTGTTTCGCCAAAACCCTTGCCTAGATCTTTGAATTTGTTTCTCAAGGCCTCTGCCTCACCTCTCATGGATGCACCATTCTCACGCAGTTCTTTGGCCTTTTCTTTCATTCCTATTGCTTCTAGGAATCCTGCCAGTTTTTCTTTACTGCCTGCTATGAAATCGGTCAAGTCTGCGAAGACTCCGGCTATCTCGTCTGCCACGGCACCTATGGCCACCACCACTAACTTGCCTTTGATACCCAGTGCAAGGAAACCAAACACACCCAGCGCCTTGATGTAACCAGGTAGGCCATTTGTGGCCGAAACTATGTTGTTGAAACTGTCAGTTGTGAATCTTATGACCGGACTCAATGCGTCAAGGATTGATCCGGCTCCCAGTATGATCTGTTCCGTGGAAGTGACAAAACCTTCACCAAGTTTTTCTGCGGTTGCGTTGATATCTCCCAATCTGCCTTCAAGGAAATCATCAAACAGACCAACAGCGGCCTTTAATTGATCAAATGCACCGGCCTCACCAACCGTCTTGTTGAATTGGAACATTTTGTCACCAACCATTGATAGAATACCATCAAATGTGTTGGCAAGTGCTTCCGCCGCCTGTCCAAACTTACCATCTGGACCAAAATCTCTTTCTAATGCTTCTGCTGTTTCTTCGGTTGTGATCTTGACACCATCTTTGAAACCCAATATGGCCTTGATACCTCTTTCCCGTAATAAGTCAGCGGCCGATATACCACCCGACAACGCCCTCTGTATCTGTTCACCCGCTGTCTTGAAATCCAAACCCGATATCGCGGCAACATTACCGGTTATGGCTAAATTTTTACCTAGTTCTTCTGCGTCCTTGGATACAACAGCAAGGTTACCTGCCGCGGCCGCAATCTCTTCTAGACTGAATGGAACTTGTCCGGCAAATTTTGTTAAGGTGTCAAATGCCTTGGCACCCTCTTCCGCACTGTTGAATAGGAATTTTAATCTTAGTCCTAGGTTCTCAACCTGCCTATTGACCTGTAAGAAGTTTCCCGCGATTTTGGCCGCTCCCAATGCCGTGAACGCACCCAGTGCCGCTTTGGCGGCTGTGCCAAGGCTTAATGTGCTTCCACGTAATCGGTCAACGTTCCTGTTTAACTTGCCAAGAGCCTGTTGGTTCTTGACCTGTATGTCTAATAACAGTTTTTCCGTTTTGGCCATTATCTTCTTCTCCTCCTCACCGGTCTAGGTGGTTGAGTCCTAGACTGTTTTTTACTTTCGTTGTGTTCATACAACATGAACCCGGCCCAGAGATCCCTCTCCAGTGTTGTCATTTGTAAGATTTCCTCGACTGACTTCTTCAGCCGATCAGCCAGCATCATTACAAATCTCAACTCAACACTGGAACCTATTCCTTTGCGATAGATTCCTGTGTCGCCGTCAATTTGGCGTTGTTGATCTGCGAAGCCACCTTGACCACAGTCATTGGATCTGCCTCGTGCATCAACTTAATCCTGTCCGCATCTTGGAAAAGCCTGTTGCCGTCTTTGTCTCTTGCCTTGACCACAATGCTTTCCACCAATGCCTCAATCGTCTTGCCCTCACTCTGTAATTGCAAGATTTTTGACTCGTCCTTGAGAGGATATGTGCTTCTGTAATAAATGTCAGCGTCCCATTCCTCACAATGATATTTGATCAATTCACCACCTATGCTTTTCTGATAGTGTTTTGATATCTTGTCTGTTATGTTCATCTATATCTCCTGATTGGTTGTTTGATGTTTTCGATCGCAGGTCTCATAACACCTTTTGGTGCCTGTTTGCTCCGTCCTCTTTCAAGTGCGCCGCCATATGGTTGTGGATTTGTGAGTTTGTATTTGAACTTGCTACCACTCTTGCGCCAACTCTTCTTGAAAAGTCCTGAACGAACAGGAGACCTACGTTTTACATCTTCAAACACGACATCCGTGACCGCCTCGGCCGCTGTTTCAGTGACTTCGTTGATCATTTTTTTGAAGGATGTCGCGTTGAAGAATACTTTCATTATAGGTTCGTTACTGTCAACGCTCCTGTAATCTGTCCAGCAACTTCTGCCGTGACTGCGCCATCGTTAGCCGCCGCGATCTCGAATGAAGTAACGATCATTTCGCCACTTAATTTTTGACCTGTAGTCTCACCTGATGGGTAAAGTTCTACTGTCGCCGCCGCCGCGCCTGGTGCCGACTGTAAAGCCGCTTGTGCTGAATCACCATCAACAAAGTACAGACTCATTGAAGCGGTAGCATTCGTAAGACCTGGAACATATGTCCTAGCAGTCGAACCCATTGCTGAAGTTTCAATTACGTCACCTGTGTTTGTCAATGTGAATGATATAACCGATGCGATTGTAGTAGCGGAGCCACCAACATCGAACTTGGCCACACCTGAAGTACCTGCGTATGCAGTGTTATTGTTTGCCATTAGTTGTTCTCCTCATTTGGTTTTATGACCTCCGCTTCTGCCTTGGTTATACGCATTGTCGCTTTCGGTCGTTTAGTTTTTGTTTTGATGATGTTTTTACTCTCTTCTTTTTTAGGTGAAGAGACAGGTTTTTGAAAAAACATCCAACCTGATTTCAACTTGTCCTGAACTTGTGTGTTTGGGACAAGATGAGAATTCCCATTTTGGTCGTACATCTGTCTTAACATTATGGATTACCTCTCTTGTACATGTATTCCACCTCGACGGTTATGATCACCTGTCCGATCGGTGGATTTCGTTCTATCACTTCCACGTTGGTCACACGTGTCTCCACGTAGTGTGTGGCGTCCTTGTCAACGGTTAGATTACGACCCTTGGATCCCTCCAGTGTCTGCTCCACCCGTTCTATCAATTCGTTCCGCTTGGTGTCAAGTTCATTGCCACGCACGAAACATCTCAATTCTATCTGTAGTATGCCCTGTCGCTCGGACATCGACACGGTGGTCCTCTCCTCGTTGCCAGTAACTATGAGTATGGCCGGATACTGTGTTATGGCCAGTTTCTCGAAATCAAAGAACTCACGTGTCACATTGCCAGGCGCTGGGTCTGACATGTTAATCAGTTGTTCCTTGATGTCTTCTGCTATTAATTCTCTGGCGCTCATCTCTATCTAACGAGACGATTGAAGTGTGTAGCCTGTTTCTCTGAATTTTCTATTGTACCACTTGAATCGTAATCGTATTCCACTCCGTCTTTTAATATTTCTGCAAATTCCAGTGCAAACTTTTCTTTGTAATGCACCATCTTCTCCCTGAACACATCTCCATCTGGAGAGAATGTTGAAAGACGCGGAAAAATATATTCACTTAACACGTGGTATACTGCCGCTTTGGTGAATTGGCTGTATGTCAACAGGTTGTTGTCCATCTCTGTGTAAGTGCCTGTGGTGATGTCGTATCTTCCGTATGTAGCACGAGGCCACCACTCTATTCGCAACTTACGAAGTATGTCGTTTGTTGATTTAACGTGTAGGTCTGCGAATGATTGTATGCCGAAGTTTTGTATGTCCGGTTCGTATTCAAGTAAGTCACTGTCTTGACTCATGTTGGCCATTGTAGGTCCCTCCTAAATGTTTGTGTCCAGTCCTTCTGGACGCAGTTATTTATTGCGTTGTAATCTTGATATTACTAACACATAAAAGAAAAGGGCCCGGAGGCCCTTTCCTATAAACCGAGGTCTAGTCTCCTAAAATTAGTCTACTAAACTTTCAGATTTGATTCTGCAACCATATTGCTCTTTAAGAACAGCGTTACCTCTAGCAGTAGTGGCAACATATTCTGTAGATCTTAATGATGCATCGTATTGCTCTTTAACAACGATTGGTCTCTTGATCACATGACCTAATGCTTCTGGTGAGAATACACCACCAATTGAATCACTAGCACTGTCAACGTCAACAGCAGTTGTCATGAACAATTTAACATTGTAGATTCTACCCAAGTAAGCAGAAGAACTTAAGATGTTGTTACCTAAGTCACTCATTGCGTTGCTTGAAGTTGAGAAACCTGCGTTCGTTAATGTTTTAGCAACATTGTGGATCGCCGCTGGAGCAAACACACCAAAGTAATCACCGTCAGCATCAGTTGGAGCGTTTTGAGCTCTTAACTTGTATACTGCTTGTAAGATTAAATCTGGAGTAAGGTCTGTTCCACCTGTTCCTAATCTGTTTGTAGTGAATGAATCGAACTGATCGAAAACGTCAGCGTCAACTTTTTCACCAATTGCGTTACCAAGTATTCTACCTACGTCAGCCGCAACATCTCTGCCTGAACTTTCTCTTAATAAGTCAGTTAAGTCAGCTCTAACACCAATTTCTGATGCAGTGATTGTTACTGAAGTTGGGTTAACACTTGTTTGTGCTGTGATGTCAGTTCCTTCAGTTAAACCTGAAGCAGAAACTTCTGGGTATACTGGAACCTGACTTGTTAAACCTGGTGTTCCTGTCATGTCAAACACTTTTACAAGATTACCAGCGATAGATCTCTCTGATGCAGTGAATACTGCTTCTTGTAAGATGTTTGTTAACAAAGCACCATGTGTACTTGTAGTATTAATAGCCATTGCTATTCTCCTTTGTTATTGTTTAGAAGAACTTGGGATTTGAAACACCTTTCTGTTTCATCTCCTTGTAGATCCTTCTCTGTTGTGGATCATTTAGATCCAGTTTCGAGGGGTCCACTTCCTGCACTGACTTCGCGTTGGTGTTTGATGTTGCTCCTGATCCACTTGGACCTGCTTGGACGAAGTGTGTGTTCTGTGAAAGGAATTCACTCACGTATTGATCCACGCCCATTAATTCTCCAGAATCAGTGTATCTAGGTGTGCCATTGTCTCCAATGACCTCAACGTCACCAGCATCATTCAATCTTACCTTGTCCTTGACCAATCTAACTACCTGATCAGGATTCACGGCCTTGTGTTTGGAAGCACTGTTCAACAATGCACCATCCACTTTGACTGAGTTCAACTGTGAACGAAGTTGAGCGATATCTTGGTCCTTCTTTTCAGCGGTCTCCTTAAGAATCTTTTCAAATTCGCCTCGCTTCTTTTGTTCTTCCAGTTTCATTGCTTCTTCTTTCTGAACAAGTTCACGATAACGTTCAACATCAACATCTTCGAATTTTCTCAACACGTTCGCTTCTGTCTTTTTACGGACTGATGCCATCGCATTGTTGAATTCGTCAGCAGTGTAGGTTTTTGACACCTCTGTCTCCGGAGTTTGTTGTTTAGAGTCGTTTGCTGTGGCCTCCGTGGCCTCCGCAACTTTGACTTCTGTCTCTTTTGAATCCGACATTAGATTTCCTCCTATTGAGTGTGTTGTTATTTACACGATTATTTACAGTAATAAAGTCGTATGATTATATTTCTAGTAGAACTGCTCGAAATCTTCAACGCCCCAGGCCTCGTACCATCCTGACCTACGCAGTCTGGCCTGTGCGTCTTTGAGTTTGTCTATTGGTTGTATCATTACTAGCGGTCGTCTCTTGTAACTGAAACTGACACCCCTATGCAGTCCCTTGTTGTCTGGGTGATCGTACATCACGGCCATGTGTAGTTTGTTGTCGTGTGCCTGTTTGCAGATAGTGGCCAATCTCTGTTCGCTTATCTTGTAATCAATGTATAGCACCACGATATCAAGCCTAAAAATAGGAACCATATGGCAACAATGGATAATGTGCTCCAGTAGATTAACTTTTGCTTTCGTGATCTGGATCGTTTTATCTTCAAGAGTCTTTTTTGCAAACGGACAGATTGCTTTTCCAGTCTTCTTATGGACTTTAGCAACCTGTCCTCTAATCCAGTTCTCAATTAGTTTACTTTCTTCTGCCACCTTTTTTGTTCTTCTTTTTTGATGACATTGGTTTTCTTCTTCCGCTCGATCTAGCCATTGGTTTTCTCCTCTTGGTTGGTATCCGATTGGTCAGCAGTGCTGACGCCGTCGATGTTGTTATGATAGGCATTCAGTCTCCTCTCATCCTGTGTGTACAGTTCCAGCAGTTCTATCTTCCTGCGGTGTACCAAATATTTAAGTCGTTGTAAGGCCTTCCTGGCGTGGAAAGCACCCTGTTGGCTCTGTCGCTCTATGCAGTTCTTGTTGTGTAATCTGTATTCATCGAACACGGCCTCCAGGGCACGTGATGTGGCTGTCTCTATGGCACGGCCATCCAGTTTTCCTTTATATGGCATGAAATAGATCCTTTGCTGTGAAGGTTGAGTTTTCAAACCTGAACTTGGGTATCTGTGATATGTGTTGTTCAAAGTACCTAAAATCGATATGATGATGTTTTGCCTTAATATCCTGTTTCAAATTAGTAATGATTCCGCATCCGTGATCTATCTCACAGATCGCATAAGAATTGCCCAGTAGATCAAAATTAGCCTTGTAGACATCTCCACACCAACTAGCGTCACCTCTTATCCTGGGATTACTGGCCTGTATGTGATTGACTGGCATCATGTCGTGTAGCACGATAACACCATTTTCATTTAGGCAGTGCCAAGCATTGTTTATATCTCTAATCACTTGTTCATATTGGTGATCACCATCTATGAATATGATATCATATTTGTCAGTGTTGTGCTCAAAGAATTCATCACTGTGCTGTTTTATCACTTCAGGTATAGGTGAGAATGGATCGACACCTGTCTTCTGTGATGCCATTATCTCCTTCCAACACAGTCCACTGCTAACACCCACTTCGAGATATGATTGATAATGATTGACATCAATCAATTTCTGTATCAGGTCAAATCTTTTCTGCCAACCCCAATTCACTTGTATCATTCAAGTCCTTCAGGTTTTATTGGGGTGAACTGTATCGAGTGCCAGGGTGCTATCCTACCGTGGTGGTTCCTGAACAGTTCTCCGGTCTGGACGCTTTGTGCGGCCATATATTCTTTGTAGCCATTGCCAAACATTTTGCGTGCGATCACCATCGCTGGTTTCCATTCCTGACCATTGAGGTAGTATTTCGCGTGGTAGGTCTGGGAACCTTTCCTTGTCTTTATACCTGCCATTCTGATCTACCTCCATGCACGTAGGCTCCAAAACGCAGGACTCAATGATTTCTGTCCTTTTACCGCTTTCAAAATTGGTGTGAATCTTGCTATGAAACTTTTCTGTCTGGCAGGATTGTTCTTCTTTATGCTCATGCCACGCTGTCCAAATCTCACTAGATTGACGTTGCCGGTCTTCTGATTACGCACATACACCGCACTCTTCTTGGGACCACTGGGTGTCCTGAATGGTCGGTTGAGTGTTACCGTCCTACCCTTGTACTTGGCCATTATCTCTTCCTCCTCAAGTCAAGGTCGTGCTTACGAGATCCCCTAATGAAACTATTGACCCTGCCCATTGCCCATTGGTTCATGCCAATGCCCGGTCTCGATCCTGCTGTGAGGAACGCACCTTGTCCCCGCCTGTAAACTTTCCTTAGTGTTGTGAAAGTGAATCTGCTGTTCTTTGCTTTGGTCATCAACGCTTTTCTTGTGGTTGCACTGATTGGTTTCGCTCTACTTTTTGCCAAGTCTAACCCTCCTGTCTATCAATGATTGTGGGATTCGTTTGCCTTCACGGGCCAACTTGCTGATACGTTTAGTTAGACTTGCCAGTTGTGACCTCTTGCTACCAGTCACACCCGAAAGGTATTTCTTTGGTATCCCTGTTGATTTGTCTTTTGGTACTCTACGCTTCGCCGCCATCAGTCTCTCCAAATAAACCTGCTAGTTCTGGATGTAGGTCTAATATCTGTTGGTTGGTGTAACCCTGTTGTATCATTTCCCTCATGTGTGCTACTAGTTGTTCTTTGTTTGAAACCGGTGGATGTTGCAGGTCAGCCATCGCTGGTTTGACCATGTTTTGATTCATCTGCTCAAGTTCTTGTGGATCCTTGGCTAGTATTTCTTTTATCTTGCTGTCAATGACCTGTTTGACATCAGGTGCGGCATTGACAATGTCTCTTGTTGTCCTTGCGGCTTTCTCTAAAACATCCATGTCCAGATTCCTGTCTCTGATGTGGAAAGCCATTGGGTATTCAACTTCACCTGTCCATTCAGTGCCCATGTATTTGGCAAATAATCTAAACAGTTTCTCTTCGGCTAATTCCATTTGTTTGGCTTTTTCAGTAAGTTTCGAATCCAACATTGAGTATTCTGTCATCATTGCAATGCCAGACTGTTGTCTTGTTTGTGCAGTTCTTATACCTGACATACAAGCCATTCTATCAATCGCAACAATCTTCTCTTCTATTGATTTAAGGATCGCCTCAACACTCTGACCGCTCGGCTGGAGAAGGTAAGGACGAAGATTTGGATCAGTCTCGTTTGGCACCGTTATGATGGCACCTGGTCCCGCCGCGGCATCAACTTCTGGTGTCTTGACAAGACTCGGAGATGTTGATAACCTAATGGTCTGTTCTATCTCTGATAGTTCATTGAATATGGCATTTGACATGTCCGCGATGTCACCCACATCTGAAACACCAATGCCACGTACAGGTGATCTGTTGGCGTATACCCAAACAGCCGGTATTACACCGATCTCATTTGGCATCTCTTCCATCACTTCACTCTTTTCTCTCTCGGCATTGTATTCGCTCAATCTAATTGTGTCTTTTGTGAATTCTCTGATGTAGTATCTTGCATTCATACCATAGGCCTTCTGTTCTACCTCAAGAAGTTTTAGGTATGTCAGATCATAGTAACCACTTGGTTGTCTTGTGTATTCCCAATCCAACACGTTCTCCGGCGTAAAGATGGCGCCATACGGACGAATTCCTTGTTGTAATTCTTCTGCCCTGGTCCTAGCATTTGATTTTGGTTTGTCCAACAACACACAACATGATCCATAAACGGAACTCCATGTATTAACATCACGCATGAAACTTTCAAAACTCCTGCCCTCGAGGTCGGTGTCTTTGAGGAAATGATTCAATTCAGGCATGTTTGCCAGGTTGGCGAATTCTCTGTTGATCGGTTGCCTGTAAAGGAATGAATTGTAGATGTTTACTATTGACTTCACATGGTTGTCATAAGGAGTCGTTGCTATCCTCCTGAAGTATTCTGAATCACCCTCGTATTGATATTTTGTTAGGTATTCACCCATCTTGTATTCATAAGATCCCAAATACGACGACCTTAAAAATTCCCAACGTTTGAAGTGCGTCAGGTATTCAGGATGCACACCAAGTGCTGTGTAATGGGCACTTGTTCTCTTGGGATCCTGGTTGACTGAAAAATTGCTTACTGTGGCCATTAGATTCTAACCTTCCATGTGTTTTGTTGTTCTGTTGGTTCATAAGTCCTAGTGATAGGAAATAGGAATGATGTCGCATAACCGATGGCATCAGAGATGTGTGAATAATCTTTCGCACCGTTCTTCTCTGGTTGCTGTGTTCCTGGTTTGTAGATGTGTCTCTCCATGGCGTTGATCAAGCTCTTGCACTTGGGATGGACTATGATGCCCCTCTCTCCAGTGCCCGAACAAAACTTACTATTTACAGCATTGATCCTATCCCTGACAGGAATATGCCTTGAAGGTGCTTTCACAATAAAACCTGCGTTGTGTAAAATATTGAAATCTGTTTTTGGTGAATTGGTCTTCCTTGCACGTCCTGATGGATCTGGATATGCAATTATTTTTGTTCCCGGAAATCTGTTGTGTATTTCGTTGGCCAGTTCTTCTGTGTTTGAACCATACATTTCAATTTCATCTATCACATACATCTTATTGTCCTTGATCACAAAACAAATTGCTGTTAAAGGATGAACGTTGAAGTCTATCCCCACGTGTATGATGTTTTGTCTCTGTTCAAATGTGAATTCTTTGACATTGTGTTGTCTCTCAAATCCATAATAGATCCTACCTTCAAAATTTTCAAATGTACCTTCGTATTCCTGTTTAAAAACTTTTGCATCTAGTTCTTGTTTTGCTTGTTCAATCTCTGTCTCTGGAACGAACCCACCCTGCACTGTGGTGAATTGATATGAACTCCAGTTGTCTTCTGTTGTGTCCTGTCCCTTTTGGTAGATGTCATACAACCAATTACTGATACCTTTTGGTGTTCCCGCAAACATGGCCCTACCGCCTGTATCTGACAGGGTAGGTCTCAACACTTCCGTGTATGCTTCCTTTTCAATGTTTGCACACTCATCTAAAAACAGGTAATTGTATTTGGATCCACGCAGTGCGTCTTTGTTGTCAGATCCTTTGAGTGAAATCTTGCTTCCGTTCTTTAATTTTATTGAAAGATCTGCTTCATTTATCTTTTTGTCCCAACACAATGATATTGCTTTGTTCTTTACTTCGTCCCACCACACGTTACGAGCCTGTCTGTACGATGGCAAGATTGCGGCCACGTTTTGATTGGGCAACCTTGCATGATAAAAAAGTTGTCTTATGCCCAGTGTTGATTTCCCGAACCTACGTCCCGTCACAAGAACAACAAATCTTGCCGGATCGTTCGCCACAGTCTTTTGCGGAGTTGATAATTTCACTATTCATCCTCCTGCCATGGTAGTGGTTGTGAATGATCTGTTGAGTTAGGGTCATCTTTCTGGTCAAGATAATTACGTCCCAACCAGATCTGCATCCTTACATCACCTGCCAGTGCCCTTTCCATCTGGGCACGTCTCAAACTCTTCTTGCCTTCCGCTCTTCCGGCATCGATCAATTTTTTGTATCTCTTTTTGACACCTTCAGCAGTGATGCCAATTATCTCACCTATCTCTTCATAGGTGCACATTATACGAGCGAGGTCTTTTATGAGATCCTTATCGTGCTTACGGTATTTCTTTCCTGTGTTGTCAGGTGTCATTATTGTAGTTCCTTGTTCTTGACCACGATCCTGAAGTGTCTTGAATCAGTGTCGCCGTCTGCTGTTGTTACTCTGACTTCTATGGGGTATATGTTGCCGGCCGTGCCCGCATTCACCCTGAATATGACTTTTGTGCCTGAGATTGATGTGTCTGCGGCCTGTGATGTT